GGCGGGGCACCAGAAGGTGCAAGACCAACAAGTTTACGAAGGCTGTCCATTTGTGTTTTACGCAGACTTTTTAAATGTGCGGGGTAAGAACTGTGCAGGTACCGTTGGTTGCGTGGGTTCCGTGTACCCAACCTGCTCGATCTTTCCGCAATAGATATCGTTCGTCCACTTGAAGGGAAACTCGACTCCGTGTTCACCTTTTGCGTGCAAGTGAGGAAAGCTGTAATGAATTAGCAGGTGATCGACGATTTTATTGTACAACTGGCCGGACAGAAAATCCTGGTCATGGCCCATTCCAATCGAACGCGGGTTCTCTAGAAATGCTTGGTATTCCGCATGGAGGTTGAGACCAGACTCCTTGCGAAGTCCCCACAATCCACCCATCATGGGCGCCTTGTGTTCACTATGGTCGCGAATCGTATGTGCCCAGTATCCACTCTTCAAAAACGCCCGGATCGCCCATCGGTCTTTCCAGTGGATGCGACTGTCTGCATCGCGGACAAGCATGGTCTCGACGCCAGGCTCGTCAATGGCATAAAACCGATGAATCATGTTCGCAGGTCCCGTGACTCCAGTATACCGCAAAATGACATTCGGGGCAGTTGCAAGGTGCTGGATGTAGGCGGGGTCGACATCGGATCCCAAGTACACAAACACTTTCCAGTCCGGAAAGTATTTCAAGACCAAATTGATGTTCTCATTCATTGGATCCGGATAGTACCGAGGATTCTGGGGGCCATACAGGCAAAAGGAAAAGACATTTACCATTACCTCCTTATACAGATACAATGATTTCCGGGAAAGCGTTTATGAAGGAGTGTAGGTGGTCGTATGATTCTCGATACCCCCCGGCGACATTCTCCTTTCCAGCTGCAAATACGGGGGATACAGTCTTTTTGAATGGAGATTATGTCAAGGATTTCGCATCGGGGCTGTATCGGTTTCCTCGCAAGTACTTTACATTCGTGGTTCACAATTCGGATCAGCAATTCGACAAGCAAAAGCTCGATATGCTGCTTCCCTTTGCCCAGCACATTTATTCGATCAATACCACCGTTACTCACCCCAAGCTGACAACAATTCCACTTGGATTCCCCGATCGGGACCTCGAGTGGCTGGCGACCTATGAACCGTCCAATGTGGAACGCACAGTTCCCGTGTATATGAACTTTACGATCCGCACAAATTACCAAGCCCGGAGTGCGTGTTTCAACGCCTTTCCGAATGCCGAGCACGACCCACCCGAGTTGAACCGACCGGAGTATTACCGCCGCCTCGAGTCTGCACAGTTTGTCCCTTGTCCAGAGGGAACGGGCATTGACACTCATCGGTTTTACGAAGCTCTCTACTGTGGCGCAACCCCTGTTGTACTTCGATCATGTCCACTGGTTTCTTTCTACGAGCAGTTCCCCTGCTGCATTGTGGATTCTTGGACAGATCCTCTCGTCGCACCCCCGCGGAAGCCAGTTACATTTAGTGTCCGCGACTACTTACAATGAAGATTGATCTTGCCATTCATAGTTCGGATTCAAATCCGTTCTATCTGGATTTCTGGCCCATTGTTTCCAAAATCTGGAAACTCAAGTTTGGAGTGACGCCGCTGCTCGTGTATGTGGATGAGAACCATGATATTCTGATTGACACGACATATGGTATCGTAGTCAAGCTCAAGCCGGTTCCGGATATTCCCGTTCCCTTCCAGTGCTGCTGGGCCCGATTCTGGATTCCATCACAGTACCCGGACAAGGTGTGTATCCTGTCCGACATTGACATGCTGCCGATTTCCCGGCGGTACTTTACGGGATTGGTCGAGCCGTTTCCCGATACCAAGTACATTCACCTGAACCCGCAACACGATTACATGCCCGTGTGTTACCATGTTGCAAAGGGGTCCTTGTTCACCAAGGTGTTTGATCTTCCGGAAACGTGGGCCGAATCCGTAAAGCGAGTCAGCGACTATAATGAGGGATACAACCACGTGCTCAATGACGGGACCGTCATTCAGCGCTGGGGTGTGGATGAAGCCTATTCCACGTACAAGATGAAGGTGTATCACGATCAGTCTATTTTCGTCATGATGGGACGTGGAAACTCGTATGCGCGCATCGACCGTCATGAGTGGCATTACCAGCCGAGTGATATTTACCGGGACGTTTATGCAGATTCCCATTGCATCCGCCCCTACTCGGAACACAAGACGGAGATCGACAAGTTGGTCGAATTCATTATGGAAGAGCGACCCAAGGTTTATCGTCCATTTGCTAACACATCCCTGACAAATGCATAAGATCGGGCGATTTTATGTTCAACATCCTCTTTTTGAATATCTGAATACGAAGGAGCTTGTGTCGCCAAGAATGGGAACACAAATTCCATTCGGAGTGAATTGAGTGCGTCATCAATCGGACTTTCATCGTCAAATGCCAGGACTGCGTCATACGAGGATGCAGTATACAGAACGCAATGTGTTGTGGATACATGGTCGGCATGCAAAAAGGTGAGATCGCCTTCAGTTTTCCATGTCAAGGGTTCCGGTTCTGAAAAGTTTGCAGATCCATTCAACACTTGGATTTGCGGGTGTCGATTCAAGTAGTCCACCATATGGTTCAGATGCTTGAACAAGAACCCATTCTGAATCAAGAACTTGCAGTCGTCTTCCAAGACCAATACGTAGGGTTTCCCGGCATTCTTGGCCATCTGAATAATTTTTTGATGAGATCGCAGACAGCCAATTGCACCATTCGAATGTGCAACAGCATCGACAACCTTCAAGTTCAAGCAGGGGTACAATTTATGGTTCTGCTGTATGAGTTTCATCCGATCCGTTCGATGCGAAAGATGGATTACGTAAGCGTCCATTACCTTAATGGAAGCGATTCTTCGCGCCCATTTGGGGTTTTGTGTTTGATTCTTCTTCGTGGTGTTGGACCTCTCGGCTGTCTCTAGTTGCTGTAGGCCAGGCCACCCATGCCGGACATCACACGCAGCACGTTGTAGTTGACGGCGTACACGCGGACCTGCGCCGTGCGGCCAGAGCGCACCGTGTTGACGGAGACCGTGAGCTGCAGGGTCGCCTTGTCGATACGCGAGAAGTTGCAGCTGCCGCTGGGCTGGTGCTCCTCCGGCTTGAGCGCGAAGGAGTACACGCAGATACCCGGGCTCGGGGTACGCGTGTGGTGCTGGAACGGCTGGACGATGCTGAAGTAGCGTCCCTCGCGCTCCGTGAAGCGGTCCTGGCCGTTGAGCTGGATCTTGGCCACCTCCGTCGGGTTCTTGCCCGTGCAGCGAACACCCGAGTCGAGCACCACCTTGGCGAGCAGGTAGTTCGTCGTGTCCTCGAACAGGTAGGCCTGGTCGTTGCCCGACGAGCCGAAGTTCGTGTCGAGCCAGCTGGCGCCCTGGAGGGACGGGCCAACCTGGATACCCACACCCGGGAGGTACGGGCCCGAAGGACCATCGGCCGTCGTCGGCACGTTGAGCGTCGAGGCACCGCCACCCAGCGAGCCGCGGGCGAGCACGTCCATGATCACACCCTCCGTCGAGAAGTCGTCGGAGTAGTTGAACGGCTGGCATCCGTTGACCTCCTGGATGAAGGAGGACTGGGCGCCCGGGTTCGAGCAGTCGATGAACGAGTCGCGCTGGACGACCCACACGAGCTCCTTCACCGGGTGGTTAAAGTTCAGCTGGATCTTGTTGCTCGAGCTCGTGATCGACTCGGCACCCGTGAACTGCAGCTGCTCGATGAGGTACTCGTGCGACTGCTGGGCGAAGCGGCGGCGCTCCTCCGTGTCCAGGTAGACATAGTCGATGTAGAGCGACGCGGCCGTCAGGGACTGGATCGCCGTCGTCGCCGTGCCCTCGTAGTAGCAGCAGTTGACCCACTGCTCGAACTCCACGTTGATGCGCACCTCGTGGTACTGGAGCGCGATGAGCGGGATCGCCAGGCCCGGGTTGCGGCAGAACCAGAACTGGAGCGGGATGTACAGCGTCTTGGCCGGGGTACCCGCACGCGGCGCGCACGTGTTGGTCAGCTCGGCACCGGCGCACGACTGGTCCAGCGCGTAGCCCTTGCGGTCCTTCATCAGCACGAGGTCGTGCGTGTTGCCGATCATGTCATCGAGGCCCTTGATCGTGCCCGCATCCTGGGACAGCTGGGTCCAGATCTGCATCCAGTCGCCGTACTGGCGGTCGATGCGCTGGCCGCCGATCTCGAGCTCAACCGTCTTGATCAGACGGTGGCCCACGTAGTTGAGCCAGCGGAAGCGGGAAACCGTCGAGTTGTTCGTCGACGAGAGATCGATCGTCGGCAGAACCACCTGCACGTACGTGCGGTACATCAGGTCGGCGTTACGGTTGATGATGGCCGTCACGCGGCGGTTGAAGTCCGCCTGGCCGTTGAACGTCACCTCAATGGACTCCATCGCGAAGTTCGTGTGACGCTTGAACAGCACCTTCCAGAACGTGATCTGGGGGTTACCGGAAATGTAGATATCCTGCGCACCGTAGCTGACGAGCTGAAGAAGACCACCACCCATATTGCTTGTTGTGTTCAATGCCAATATTTTTTTCTTACGGCAAACAATCTACACACAAAACACAGGAAGGTGGAATGCGGATTTATGCAGTCAATTGCGACCGGGGGCGCGGCGAGAGGCTGATAAAAGCCGCAGAACCACTCGGTCTCGACATCGTGCTGGTCCCTTCCCCGTTATGGACAGATGAAGAGGTGCAGCGTCGGGGCAAGACGTGTTTCGAAAGGAATACATCCTACCCCACCGGATGTGCAGCAACCATGGGTCATATGCGTGCCCTGGCAGAGTTTGCAAGAAGCGGTGAACCACTCGGTATCATCATTGAAGATGACGTCCGATTCCACAAACACTTTAATAGGCTAGTGGATGCATTGACTCCACACATGATGGAAGGCAATACAGATGTCTTGTCGCTCGGGTACGTTAACTTTCCACAAGGTGAATGGTCCTGTGTGGGCGGAGAGTATATTATCCGGAATGTCGGAACGTCCAATCCATGGGGAGCACAATGTTACATGGTCACGCATCGCTATGCCAAGTACTTGTCTGATCTCTTTTCCATTGACGATTTGGCCATTCCATTCAAAAATCATTTTGTGACCGACTGGGTCTTGTTTGACACGCCTGAACTAGGATGTCGTCGCGATGCCATGCTGTACCCGATTGCTATTGAATCACCGGATGAACAAACCATTGCAGGAAGTACGAACAAGGCGGATTTGTTTGCGTGTGGAATGAAACATGAGGATTTCTACCTTTAGCTCATGATCATGTGAGGGACGATATGCATGGCCTCCAACTCTTGCATCCACAACTTCATTGCGTACGGAATGGTCTTTTGAACGAAATCCGTCATGTTGCCGCACGAACCACACGAATAGATTCCTTCTGCCGGGTTCACGACTGCAAGAGTGCCGCACGTCTTGCAGATTCCCGTGAGGAATGGGTCAGACACATCCATCAGACGCTCCTTGGTAAACACCGAGGCACCGTGTGAGATCATACAATCGCGCTCCATCTCTCCAACACGCAAACCGCCATCGCGACTCCTGCCCTCACACGGCTGACGAGTGAGCGACACAATGGGGCCGCGGGCGCGAGAATGCTGCTTGTCCATCACCATATGCTTGAGGCGCTGGTAGAAGGTCGGGCCCATGAAGATCTCGGCTTCCATCATTTCGCCCGTCTGTCCATTGTACAAGACCTCATTGCCGTACGGGTGCATGCCCAATTCAGCCATTTGCTTCCGGAGCTCATCAACCTTGAGATGGTTATACGGCGTGCCATCTGCAAGCGATCCCTTCTTGGTACAGATCTTACCAAAGATACACTCCATCAACTGTGCAATTGTCATGCGGGAAGGAACCGCGTGAGGATTCATAATCAAGTCCGGACGCAACCCGGATGCTGCAAAGGGCATATCCTCCTCATTCAGGAGCATACCAACAGTTCCCTTCTGACCGTGGCGGCTTGAAAACTTGTCACCCACCTGGGGAACACGCTCGGACACAACGCGGACCTTGACAAACGGATACCCATCTGAATTCTTGTCCTGCCACACACCATCAACGCGGCAAGGCTCGGAGTTCTTGTGCGTGGTCGAAGCGTCGCGGAACGAGTACCCGGCCGTATCATGCCGGAGATTCACCACCTTGCCAATCACAACATCATTCTCCTGGAGAGTTGCATTCAAGATCGGGATACCATTCTCATTCACGGCTGCATAGCTCGTGTTCTTGTACTTGCGAGTACTCTTCTTCTCGGGACGCATGAACTTTTCCTCCCTGCCCGAGGTGACATTCCGATGCTCCTCGTCCTTGTACATGGTGTAATAGAGTCCCCGGAACAGTCCGCGATTCACAGCAGACCGGTTCATGATGATCGAATCCTCCTGGTTGTAGCCACCGTAACACGCAATGGCAACAATGGCATTCATTCCAAACGGCATCTCGTGCATCTTGAGCATGTTCATACTCCGGGTCTCGACAATTGGGCGGGTGATGGAGCAGAGAACGTAGGCGTTCTTGTCCAGACGCTTGGCAAAGTTGCTCGCGTAGATACACATGGACTGCTTCCCCATGGCTGACTGATAGGTGTTTCGAGGCGACTGGTTGTGGTCCGAAAGAGGAATGGTAGCTGCCATATGTCCCAACAGAAGCGATGGGTGGATCTCGTAATGCGTGTGCGTCGTGATCAAGTCGCGCGTGAGGGCGATCCGGAGCGTCTCCGTCTCGGAGGCATCAATGTACTCGACGCATGTCTTGACCCAGTTATTCCAGTCCTTGGCTGCCCCGCCCGTCGGTGGCTGGGTGCCAACACGAAACACCGGACGCACAACACGACCACCATCCGTCTCGATGCAAATCGTATTCAGCAAAGTGAACCAGGCAATTGACGTATGGGGGTGAAGGCGCATCGAGTGCTTGGCTGCGCGCATAGCCGTCACGAGACTGTGAGGGTTGGACGTATACGCAACCAGAACACCGTTCACGCTAATGGATGTTCCGTCATAGACACGCGGGGTCTCCACCCACGTCAAGGGATAGTCGCGGAGAAAGTGGAGAATCGTGTGCGAGGGCACGTGCTGCGAGACCGATGTGAGCAGTGACATGGTCTTGACGATACCGACTGAATGACCCTCCGGAGTCTCGACCGGACACATGAACCCCCAGGACGTGCCGTGGAGCTTGCGAGGTGCCAACAACTTACCCGACTTTTCCACCGGTGTCTGGATACGGCGCAGATGCGACAGGGTGGATGCATAGGACATGCGAGCCAGAACCTGGGATACACCGACCTTGGTGGCGTTGGAGAGAGAGGTTGAGGATGAGGTGCCGAGTCCAAGCACGGTAAAGTTTCCGGTGGCCAGTGCCTGCTTCAACTTGCCCTCAATGGTCGAGAGCTTCAGGATCTTGTACAGGTTATTGATGGACAGAATCTCCAGCGGCCGCGGTTCACCCTTCTTCCAGTTATCGTTATTGACTTCCTGCACAAACTCATTGCGAGTATCGTTGCACACCTTTTGGAACAGCTGACGGAACAAGTGAGTTAACAGGGCACCCGTTGTGACAACGCGCTTGTTCGGGTAGGCATCACGGTCATCGAGTGGAATGTGCTTGCAATACGTCAGGAGCAGTCGACGAATCATGGACGCAGTCAGAACGGCACGACGAGCGTTCAAGATCTCCGGAGTGGTGATCTCGCCGGCAAATCGAACGTGAGGCAGGTACTCGGTCGTGAGCAAATGACGAACATATGCACACTTATCCTCCTGGTTGGTGCCATACTGCAGGTGGTTCGAGAGGTACGACACTGCCTCTGTTTGGGTGAAGATTCCAAGTTCAGATGCGTCGCGGAACGATGCAGCCAGCAACTCGCAATGAGACTCGGTCTCGGAGCCCCAAATGAGTCGTGTAATCTCGCGATCTGTCACGACACCGAGGGCTCGAAAGTACACGACAACTGGAATGTCCTCACGGAACCTGGGGACACAGGCCATCATCGGGTATCCGAATCCATTGAACTTGGAACTCAAACGGATCTCGAGCTTCTTGGGCGGAGTGGTGAAGGACTCGTGCAGCGACTTCATTTCGACCGAATAGAGATGCTTGGATGTCGTACGCTTGTTCTGAAAGATCATGATCCGGTTATCCGCCACCTTTTCCTGGCAAAGGATGGTGCGCTCCGAGCCATGGACGACGAAATACCCGAGTGGGTCATGCGAACACTCGCCCATCTCGGCCAAGGATGCCGGGTAGTCCTTGAGGAGACACAGACTGGATCCGAGCATGACGGGGAGCTTGCCCATGGAAATACCCTCAAAGACCCGCGACTCCTCGTCAAATGTATCAAGCTTCTCGCCCTTGTAGGTGCGAGCCACAAACCGGATATCCGCATGCATCTGGGCCGCATAAGTGAAGTTGCGAATGCGTGCCTCTGCAGGAAGCATTGGCTTGACGCGTCCGGTCGCCTCTTGAAGCTTGGGCTTGGTGTAGGTGACATTCTCAAAGAGAAGACGGAACTCGTACTTGTACTTTTTCGTGGCCTCATCGAGTTCGTGCCACACCGTGATGGGAGGCGTAGACTGGACAATCAGTGGAATCTTGTTGCGAACGAAATCTTCAAAGGAGTCGAGCTGGTGGTCCACGAGACGACGAACGCCGCTTGCGAAATATGCGGATGCTGCTGCCCACTCCATGGTACTATGGTAAACGTTCTCCGTAAATAAAAGGTCTTCGTTTTTAACAATGACAGACACAAAGCCGGTCTACAAGATTGTCAAGACAGGGGGTCCTCCGGCTCCGGCTCCAGCTCCAGTCCCACTGCCAAAGGCGGGAAAACGTACCCAAAAGACGTATCCCAAGAGCTCGTTGCGCATGACACGGAAGGCAGAAGGTGTTCGGGACCCTGCACGACCCCCTCCGTTTCGCAAGGGTACTCTTCGTATTCTCACGGAATCGGGTCGGAAAAAGCGTGAACGCAACATTCGTCGTACAGTTCGTTCAATGACAGATACACAGGCTCGTGATCATCTTCGCAAGGCGGGTATCAAGGTGAGCTCAAAGGCTCCTCCGCATCTTGTTAAGGAAATCTTGGATGGCGGTATGACAGCCGGAATGATTCCCGCATAATCAAATAATGACAAGTGTGTGGGGCCCGCTCGGATGGATGACGCTCCATTCAATGGCGTCCTTGTATCCCGACTCGCCATCGGACGCAGAGCGGGTATTAATGGCCAAGTGGCTGACCTTGTTCCAAGAGACGATCACGTGCCCTTCATGCCGGGACCACTTTGCCAATGCGCTCACTGGGTATCGTGTCCAATTCCCCGGAATGATGAATTCGCGTCAATCCTTTTTGGTTGCAACATTTCGTCTCCATAATTCCGTGAATCGTCGTCTACACAAGCCCGTGTACTTGTCGGTCGATTCGTGTTTGGAGACCTTGCGGAATGTTGTCAAGACACGATCGACACAGGAGTATCGTGGTGCATATTACGTGCATATCCGGAAGCACTGGAGGTTGTTCCAAGATGCGTCGGGAATCGCGGCGTTACGGAAGATCAATGAAATGATCAAAGTGGAAGGGGAATATGCAACTTCTCGAAGCAATAACTTTGAAGTATCAATTGCCGAGGATGTCGTGGTGATTACGGATATGGAGGTGACTGCGGCCACTGAAGTGTCATTGCGCCCTCGTCAGCAGCAGGCATCAGGAAGGAAACTCCGATTCGTCGGCGGAGTTCTTCGCTTGCAATAAGATAAATGAACGTCTGGGCTGTGTATGTTGGACTTGCAGTCGTTATCGGCACGCACCTTTGGATGCTGAAGGATATCATGCCCAAGGCAATGCAAACCTATCATGCAGCCGGCAACCTTGCCGCTGCGTTTCTCATCATTTACGGAGTGTTTTACTCCCCCACTCCGAAACAGAAGTAGGTGGGCGCGCCGGATCCCATGGCAAGTGAATCAACGGGTCAGACTCCCATGCAAATCGTTTCATCCATAACGGCCGTGTCTCGGTCTCTTCGCTATACAGGTAATCCCCCGACTTGGGCAAAATGAAATCAAGCTGCTCGGCAATCCCAAATGGGGGGTCCGGGTACTCCCACTCAAACTCCATCGGCTCGTCGAAATCCACAAGGGTTTGGACGAGTGGTGCCTCTGCATACGGGTACACCCAACACCAATCCGGAACTTCAGATGTCGTAAAGTACTCGAGCGTCCACATATACGTCTTCCAAAACGCCTGGACCACGGGCTTCCAATCCAAGATACCATCAAGACGCAATCCGTGACGGAGTTCGAGGGCATACCCATCCTCGGACGGAATGGACTTCACCAAGACAGCCGTCTCCTGTTCAGCAGCCTTTTCAAGTGTCAAGTGCATGGCCCGCGCATGACCGTGATGGCGCAACGAGAACATTCCCAAAGTCGGCATAAAATCGTTCCCGAAACAGAGAATGCATTTGCGAACATAGTCGTCGACGGGCATAGGCAAGGCGGCAATCAGGGCTGTCACGGAAAAGGCATCGTCATCACGCAAGAGGTAGATATCGCCCAACCGGTGCTGGGCCAATGCGATCAGGACCAGATCTGCATCCAGGCCGTAGATGGCAATGCGACGCCGAGGGCCCTCGTACCCTCGCAGGTATGTGAACAACTTGTGCTCGCCCTCTCCACGCTCCAACGTCCCGGATACAATCAAATGCGGAAACGCGGCCCGCAAGGCTGCCTCCAACTCAAGCATGTAGGTCGTGCCCGGTGAAATCTGGTTTCTGTCAAACACTCCCTTGTCAGATTTCTTGAATCGACGGTACCGCTGCTGCACCATCTTTGCATACGGGACTAATCCATCGAATGCCACCACAATGGTCCTTGCCCGGATACGGTCCAGGTATGTCCGGAGTCCTTTCACTACGCTTCCGATCGGATCTGCGTCGTCAAGAACTGTGTGAATAAAACAATTAAAATCAAGTCCCAAGACATCACACTCAAACGTGTCATACCGGGTCTGGATGGTTCGGTGAGTTTTCAGCAGGGATGCAACATAGTACGGAATGCCCATTGTGTGTTTTGCGCATCTTCCATGTAATTACCAGCCAAAGCACGACTTGACCTTGGCCTCCACCGCCTTGAGCTGGGGAGGGATAAGCGACTCCACCTCCTTCTTGACGGTTTCAATGGCCTGGATAACGTGGGGCACAAGTGTCTGCATCAGTGCCTTGGCATCGCCCTTCTTGTCATCCGGGAGACCCGGGGCCGTGTCCACGAGGTGGACAAGAACGCCTGTCAGAAGCTTGGTGCGTTCCTCGTCCGTGACTCCCTTGAGCGTCTGGAAGTGAGCATACACGGCAAGAATGGTAGGAACCGGATTCTTGGCATCGAAGTTCTTGAAGAGCGTAGAGTCCGTCGCAATCTCCGAGGATGACGAGGGTGCAGGAACAGCCGGGGGCTCGACAACAACCGGCGCGGGAACTGCAGCATCTTTGCGGTCTTCAGCCTTGTCGGTGGACATTTTACTTTGAGTGAGCTAATAAATTTCCTGATATCACGTAAATGAGCACACCTGCACCTACAGGTATTCCCCCAGTTCCGGTTCCGTGTCCCGCCGGACAAGTGTTTGATTCAACGAGCGGAATGTGCAAGTCTTCCGTCGTTCCCACTGTTGCATCGGCTGTTGGAAACACGGCAACGTCTGCGGTGGATACGGCCGTGGTTGCCGGAACGAGTCTGTACACGATTATCCTCGTGTTACTGGGCAGCATTCCCCTGCTGATCTTCCACTACGGTGCGGCCAAGTTGTCGTTTGATACCTATGGCTCGTACCTGTGGGCCTTTATTGATTTCCTCTTCCCCTACCTGTACTACCCGTTCTATGCGATTGCTCTCAAATCTTCGGCTTCCGTTGGAAGTTCTCCCGCTGTTTTCGGAGGACGTCGTAGGAAGTGAAGACCTCGCTGTACAAGAACCGAACCTTCTCATCTAAATCCCGTTGCACAAAGATGAAGAC